GGACTCTAGAGTACTCCACGCGAGGGGACGGCGTGCTTTGCGATCTGCATTGAGTTGCTGGGCAATGAGCTAGGGAAACACCCGTAACAGGGCAGCAAGTACCGACACTCAGCCAAGTCCTGGGTTAAAATCCCGCCCGTTTGAGCTTACTCTCTGGCTCGAACTGTAGTTACAAGGCAGTACCAACACCATAGCAGTCTGGTGCACATGTTGGACATGATCTAATGTCCTCTTGTGCTTTAATCAACGGAACAGCCTGCGAGGTAGCATTTAGTTGTAGAGTTCACCACCAATTTGAGAATCAGGTAAGGAGTTGTTTAACCAATCGCAGCGTCGTTAGCGTAAGTCGAGGCTGAACTCTCCCCAGGGGAGGATCTGTTGGTGGATTTTGGATGTCGAAGCTGTGCGATAAGTAAAAGTGTAGGTAAATTGCCCCATGAGGACTGCGACAGTTGCAGTTGGCTATACTAGAATTGAATGGGGACTGAGAGGTCATGAAATGGACACACCGCGCATATTTCAACGAATTTACGTGGATCCTACTGGCCCTTCGCCAGTAGTTATAGCACCTGTAGTACAAGCTGGTGCGTATTGGAGAGTTATAGCTCCAGTATTTGATGCTGACGTCTACACTGCAAGGCAGGTGGACGGGGAGTCACGGAAGAGGAAGGTTGACATAGAGCTGTCACCTGAAGATGATGTCAGTGGCTCCTACAATCTTTGCGAATACCGAAGAGTTCCGGTTTATGACCAGTTCGGGGAACGCAAGGGTTGGAGGTTGGTGAGGAAGATTGATCATGGTCAAGCCTCGATCGGTATGTTGGGATCCGGAAACAGCAAGGGAGATGGGCCCCCATTTAATGGTACTTGTCATAAGTGTCATGCCTCAGGGCATAAGGCACGTGACTGTAAGTCCGCGAGTGGGTTAGCTTATCAGGCTAAGCAGGAGAAGGGTTCTAAATATAAGGTCAAGGCTGTTTCGAGCGCTGTCCAGGACACGCATGAAGCCATGGAGGTATGGAACGATCAGGTTCTTGCCGCCAAGGGAGTAGCTGAGGATTTTGCGGCTATGGAAGCAGAGAGGGAGGAGGCCCTCGCTGAGGTCAATCAGAAGAAGGAAGAAAGATTACGTCGCGATGCTGAACAGAAGCGTAAGGAAGCCGAAGATGCTGCTCTTAGGGAGAAGAAAAAGGCAGAAGCCGAAGCGAAAGCCTTGGCAGACGCCACGAAGTCGGCAAATATCGCACGGTGGAAGCAACGGTTCACGGGGTCGGCCTCTGGACTGGTCTTCCAGAACAGAAATAAGAATGTCTGGAAGTATGGAGTGGTGACAAATGAAGTCAGGGGTTCTCCTGACCAAATTATGTTGACTTATGCTGTCACATTTTTGTTGAACTTCCTCCTGACTATTGATGCGTGGCGTGTTGTTATGGCTGCCACACACTTGGTCGGGGGTCAGGTCACAGAAGTGATGCCAGGTTTGTTGACTATGTTGGATGCTCAGTCACTACTCGTGCCCCAGTTTGTTCTGTTTTTCTTTAGGTTCTTGTCTATTTTTGGGGCCTTTGGATATACTATGTTCATAATTTTCTTTCCTGCTTTCCTCACGGGGTGTGTACTGGGTCTAAGGTACACACAGTTGCATGAGATGCAAGTCGGTGATGTGGTGGTTTTGTGTGATAAGGATGGGAAGCCAGTTCCTACTAGTGAGCTCTTTGATTGCCGCAATGACATGAATGGGTTGAGTGACTTAAAACATCACGATCCCTACATGGCGGTTGTCACTAGTGATTTTATGGTACCGTGGTTTCACCTCTGGTTCATGCCCTTTTATTACCACCGTCGGGAGTCGTTGTTTGTTTCACTCGAACTTATGGTTCAACTTTTGCATGGAGGCACTGATTCGCCAAATATTGATATGGCCACAGTAAGTCTAAGGTTGAATTCCGCTGTGAGGAACTATCACAATGTCAATATTGACAAGTATGATTGGTTCCATGTTACTCGAGTTCGTGATAGCAAATTTACTTTTAGTCAGCAGGGCTCTTCTGCATATTACCAAACCCAGTCTCAGCAACTGGAATTGGGTAACTCCTTAGAGCCAATACCGGAAATGTACACTACCAATGTACCAAGCGGAGTTGAATTGCCTCGTATGACTAGTATTTGTATCCCAGGTTTAGCGGCTGTTTTTCACTATGTCAGCCTAAACTACATCGTACCTGTGCTCAAAACGGTTTACCAAGAACCAATCAGCATGTACAAAAATCCCCGTTCGGACACCATTAGGTTTTGTGAGCATATCGCAAACAATTGGCGCCAGAACAGGATGCTCTCATCAGCCAGTTATTAGGGCGGCCAGTCGGGCAAGAGGCTCTTCAAGTACGGATATAGGAGTAGGGACTCGTATCTGCCCTTGAAGGAGCCTAAGGACCTTGAAATCATCCTACACAAGAATTTTGTAGAGACTGTAGGACGATTCCCGATGCAGGCTTCAACTGGTGCCCACGTGGTGGGCGTGTCTCTACCACACCCCGATGTGAACGATCCATTCACGATGCTCGATGGGGTTGTCAAAAGGATTGGTGCTAAGCTTCCGGAGCCCAATCCAGTCAGGTTGCAGGAATTTAAGGACTTCGTAAAGTTGTTCGTAAAAGCGCGACTGGGACCCTTGTCACCTGACGCTGATCTTGGCTTTGATTCATGGATTGAAAGCAAGGGCTACCCAGATTGGAGAAAGGAGGAATTGCGTGCAGTATATGACCAGATTCCCTTCGATCCTGAGGTTACCGATTATGCGAAAAACATTCGCTCTTTACCTAAGAAATACTTGAAGGTTAAATCCTTTATGAAGAGAGAACCTTATACTGAGAAAAAGCATGGGCGTGGAATTTTTGCCCGGTCAGACTACATGAAAGTGTTGTTTGGCCCGCTGTGCGCTGCAATAGAACATGAGGTGTATAACAACCCTGAATTTATTAAACATGTTCCTGTTGCTGAACGTGCGGCTTTCTTAGCTGAGTTCTTCACCAATGATGCGACCAAATTCATTGCTACGGATTATTCTAGCTTTGAGTCATCATTTAGGAAGGAGTTGATGGAAGCGTGTGAAAACATACTTTTTGAGCACATGACGCAATTTCTAAAAGGAAAACTTGAAAGTAGAATGAAGTACTACACAAATGGAACCAATGTTTGCGAGTTCAAGTGG